GTCTATCGGTACTGGCTACATCAAGATGGACGACACCGGGCTTTGGTACGAAGCGCAGTTAGACTTAGCCGACGAGTACGGCTCAATGATTGCGAAGCTCTGCAAGCAAGGCAAGATGGGTTTTTCCTCCGGTGCCGCCGCTCACTTAGTGGAGCGTAAGAGCATGGGCGTTGCCGCTGAAATCACACGGTGGCCTATCGCTGAGGCATCGATTACCCCGACACCAGCCGAGTATCGTAACTCAGTAAAGACACTCAAGGAGTACTACGGCATGGAGCCTATGATGGATATGGAAGAAGAGATGGTAATGGCTCCAATGCCTGAGCAGTCAGCCGCAGAGTACGCCGCTGAAATCTTCAAAGAAGCCGAAGGCGAACTAATCCACGAAGGGCTAGAAGCCTACTACGATGCGCTCTGCGGAGCCATTGAGGCTATCAATAGCCAAGAGATGGCAGATGCCTTGATTGATGCTTTCGCGCAACGTGCAAAGGGCTTGTATGCCATGCACGGTATCAAAAGTGTACAGCCCGCTTCTCTGCGGGGTGTAGAACGTCGGCTGCGGGATGCAGTCGGTTTGTCACGGTCTGCCGCTAAGCGGCTGGCTCCTGAATGCTGGGACGCTCTGCGGGATGCAGACCAGCCGGAAGAGCAACCGTCCATCGTAGTCCTGGAGGTCAAAGCCTCCACTGATAATGAGCGAGCTGACATACTGGCCCGCTTGGAGTTGTTACAACAACTATGAACCTCACACAGTTACAGAATCAAAAAGAATCTGTGCTTGCTACCGCACGGGAGCTTGCTTCCGGTAACGGCGACCTTGCACAGGTCAAATCGCTTATGGCAGAAGCTAAGGGCATTGAAGAGCGCATTGAGACCATCAAGGCACTCGGACAAGGACATCCAGTGGCAACAGAAGCACCAGCAGAGCAACCGTGGAAGAGCGGCGGTATTGGCCGCAATCCATTTGTCGGCACCCGTGATGAAGCCAACTATAAGGCTTACGCATGGGGTCAATGGGGACGCTCTATCATGGGCAATCGCAAGGCCGCTGACTGGGTCAAGAGCAACCTGAAGGCACAGAGTGAAGGCACGACAACCGCTGGTGGTTTTACGGTTCCAGATCCACTGTCTTCCGACCTCATCTACCTGCGTGAGCAGTTCGGTGTTGCTCGCCAGAACTGCCGCATCTATCCGATGAGTTCTGACGTTCTCAACGTCCCTAACGCGACAGCATCCACCACGGTCTACTACCCGGGTGAAAACACGGCTATCACTGCAAGCGACCTGACATTTGCTCAGGTGAACCTTGTAGCGAAAAAGCCATCGGTTCTTACTCAGGTATCCAAGGAACTGGCAGAGGATAGCATCATCGACTTTGGTGCCACCCTTGCTCGTGACATGGCTTATGTCTTGGCTAAGGAAGAAGACCGCGTTGTTTTCAATAACGCAGTCGATAGCACCAGTGGTCTTGATGGCATCCTTTATGCTGTTTACAGCAGCAACGCAACCAAGGCTAACATTGCTAGTCTTCAGGTGTTCACCACCGGTCAGACCATCACCTACAGCCCAACACTTGCGAACCTGAAGGGCATGGTTGCAAAGTTGCCGACATATGCTGCACAGGCTAAGTGGTTCATGCATCGTGAGATTTGGTACAACGCCATTGCACCACTGCTTGATGCACTCGGCGGGAACTCGATCATGGACATCCAAAATGCGTATGGTCCTACACCTATGCTTTACGGATACCCGGTGGTGTTCGTACAGAACATGGCGAAAACGCTTGCAGCCACCACGCCTTATATCTTGCTTGGTGACCTGAGCATGGGTACAGCGTTCGGTGACCGTCGTACGGTTACCATCGAAGTATCTGATCAGTACTACTTCAACCAAGACGCGTTGGCATTCAAAGCCACAGAGCGCTTTGCTTTCAAGGCGTTCGACATCGGTAACGTGGATGCAACAGCAGCCAACCGTGTACCGGGTAGCCTTATCGTCGGAGCATCCGCAGCTACATAAGCCTAGCGGTTCTATCTCAAGCCCTCGGCAGACGTGCCGGGGGTTTTTCTTTTGTCAATCCGGGCTAACGCCCATGTGGGATACTTAGGGCATGATGACCAGAGCCGAGGCAATCGCACAAGTATCGTTATTTGTGTCCGCTCAAAGTTACCCGCAGATGTCTACTACGGACATCGGCTCTATCTTGGATTCGTTCTCACGCTTCTCCACTTGGACAGCGGCAACCACTTATGCAGTAGGTGACCGTGTGGTGCCTACAACGCCCAACGGGCGGGTCTACGAAGCACGGGTACCCGGTACCTCAGGGGCTAACCAGCCAACCTTCCCGGTTTACGCTCCTTACCAAGTCAAAGGCTTTACGCTGGAAGACGGCACCGGTGACCCTACCCTGATGTGGGTAGACCAAGGGCCGATAAACGTTGAGCGTTACGATGTCAGGACAGCCACCCGGCAAGCGTGGCTTATCAAAGCATCCAGAGTAGCGGCAGACATCGATGCTAAAGAAGGCACCTCAGATGTCAAGCTTTCCCAACTGATGCAGAACTGCCTAACGATGGCCGACAAGTTTAGACCGATGGTGTTTGCATGAGTCCTATCCTACGCTCCACCATACAAGCCGGGATGGTACGCAACTTGTGCCAAGACCGGGTAGAGATTCACCGCTTCACCTTGACCGAAGATGGCAGGGGTGGAGTCACTGAGACATGGCGCAAGGTTGCCGAGTACAACGCCCGCCTAACCAATCAAAACGACACAGAATCGATTGTAGGCGGCTCGATTGCATCATCTGCTCAGTGGACTTTGATTATCGCTGTAGGGGCTGATGTGATGCCACAAGACCGGGTGTACCGGGTAGGCGATGATGCCAAGTACTACGATGTAGTCGGATCAGACTTTGGACAAACGGAGCTGCTCGTTCAGCACTGTGGATTAGTGGAGCGTACAGCGTGATGGCAGAATGGATGCAGCTTGGAGCCGTGATTGTGATTCCCTTGATAGCAAGTATCAGCGGCTTATACAAAATGCTTTTTGATATCAAGAGCGACATCAGGATTCTTGTGCATGATGCAAAGCAAACCGAAGCGGATCTAGTGATTATTAAAAAAGCGATAGCGCGATTGAGCGAGCGAGTAGCGGCACTGGAGGCACGGCATGGGTAGCATAAGCATAGGCAGATTAGCAGTGGTTGTCTTGATCGCCTTCGTGGCGAGCTTCTCCACCGTCTTCGGCGATGGCATCCGCACAAGCGAAGCACACGACCTCAGCGAACTCGGCGCAGTGCTGGCACTCTACGGGAGTAAGGCGGTAGCGGCGGGTGTCTCCGCTGCGGTGAGTTCGGTGCTTGCGTTCCTGACGATGCCTTTCAAGGGTGTAGGGGCTAATAGTTTGAAGGTGGGCAAATGAACCTAAGAAACGTTGAGATTACACCACTTGAATCTAATCCTGCTGACTACAACATCAAGGCTGACATCACGGAAGATGACGGCACAAAGATAGGTGACTTTGGCCCTGATGGCATTGATGTATTTACTTGGTGGGTGCAGCAAGATGAGTCATTTCGACTAAACATCGTAAATCAATTTAGTATGATTATGGCTTCTGAAATTGTGTCAGGGACGGCTGAATAATGGCAACGTATTATGTCCGCACAGACGGCAACGACTCAAACGCTGGTACAGGCCCTGCGACAAATCAAGCGTGGCAGACTATCGGTAAAGCTCTTGGGGCTACAGGTATTGGCTCAGGTGACACTCTCTATGTTGCACCTGGGGATTATCGGCAGACGGCAACTATTACTGTAGGTGGCACTTATTCTGTTGTCACTTCTGTAATTGGCGACCCTACATCTAGTCAGTTCAGTGGCATTACTCCGGGCAGGGTTTTGATTACTAATAGACTAAGTAGCGATTTAGGCAACAGTGCGGGCGTATTTTCGATATTTACTTTGGCAAGTAAAAACTATCTTCGATTTAGTAATTTTGTATTTGAACAATGTTCAGCAACAACTATTTTTGCAACGACAGATTGTGTCGAACTTAGGTGGTCAAAATGTTGGTTCCAACACAATAGCGCGAGTAGCACTACTAGTATTAACGTAATTGATAATTCGGCGTCAGGCTTGCTTAAGAACTTCTATATTACTCAATGTATTTTTACAGGTTGGTCAAGTGCTGGTAATCTATATGCTGATCAAACAATAGGCAGGAGTTCACCGGCATCAAACTGGACATATAACTTATTTATTGACAGATGTGTAGCGAATGCAGGAGGAGCAATTTCAATTGCAAATGTCGGCAATCTTGCATATTCAGCTACTGGATTTTATATAAGTAATAATACTGGTATTACCATAGGAGTATCTAATATAAAATCAGGGCTTGAAATTATCAACTGTATTGGAAATGCAACTACTACTTGGACGTGCAGTGGAAATTTAAGTGCTGGCGGTACAGGTATTGTCAGTAATTGCAGTGTCTATGGCACATCCGGTTTTACTGGATACACACTAACGAATCTCCGGACTGCTAAATACCAGCCATTCAACGTAGGGATGGAACGGCTTTGGGG